ATAAGTATTTCCACCAAGGATCAACTACCCAATCATCTTGTACTTCTATAGCTTTAAAATTATAATAGTCAAACCACGACTCCTTACGTGCAGTAATTGCTCGAAGGTACATCATCTCCGAAGCTATCGACTCGTCAGGTATCTTAAAATAGTATTTAGCATTCGCCATAGTTTTTACCAAAATCCCCTTCACACGTTACCGGCAAGCCTTTTGCCCATGACGGTGCTTTATTCATAGTCTGCATAATAAAACGTAATGCTTCATATTTTTCTGCCTCCGGCGCAACGCACACCACTGCGTCATGCACAGTAAGCAGTGGTCTATATCTCTTATTAATAGTAATCATTTGCACCCCAATAACTATCCTAGCTAAAGCTTGAACTACATTCTCCACCACTACTCCACCCCAAATACTAATCTCGCCTCGTCTTGATATATAAGTATACCCATTATTCTTTAGCTCTAAGTTTGGATAGCGTAGATACAATCCGTTAGGTAGTTTTAATCCTTCCGGAGTAACCAATACACAATTCACTTTGCTTAAATAATAAACAGGTTTATCTTTAGGCCAAGACGCCATAAATTTCAAGGCTCGATCACACTCCTTCCAAAGCCCTTCCACTTCGTGGTTTATTTTTCGGTATAAATCTACTAAACTTTTTGTTTCTTTTTCAGCCATATCTACACCCGCATTAATCTTTAATACATCTCGCAGTTTCTTTGCACCAGTACCATAACCTAATCCCAAGATACAAGTCTTACCTACGGCCCGTTCAGTCTTATTTACTTCAGACTTCATATAAACCTTAGAGGCAAACACTGAATACACGTCTTCCCCCCTTTTAAACTGTTCAAGTACATCATGCTGTCCGGCAAACCAGACTAGTATACGAGCTTCGATTTGTGAAGAGTCACAATTTATAATCACGTGATTGTCTGGTGGGAGAATGGCGTTCTTCAATGCCTTTTGTTTCTTGTCGCGTGACGGTAAGTTCTGGAAGTTTACTTTGTCTGAACCAGCCCAACGTCCTGTATGTGTGCCATAATATTTCAAGGGTATAGGGAGTTGATTGCGGTTGCGTTCAGCTATACCAATGAACCGCTCTATGCGAGTTTCTTCAATCGTAGATTTAGTGCCGAGTCTTACTGTACATAGCTCTTGTACAAAAGCATTCGGGTGTTCACATAAAGCTAAAAACCCTTGGTCTCCTTTTGCTAGGGCGTAAGTTTCTTCCCCTGTTGTTGGGCTTGTCTTCATTGGTACTAACACATTTAACTGTTCTAACACATCGGCAAACTGTTTATTACTTGCTAATCTTTTACGCACTTCTTCTACTTCACATTCAAGTTTATCCGCAAGTGCCTGTAACAAATTAAGCTTTTCACTCTTGACCTCTTTCAATCTATCCACAAGTACGTCTTTATCTAACTGTAACCCGGGTAATATATACATTCTTAACGTGATGTCGATAAGTCTAAGTTCACTAGCCGGATAGTTAATAGCGAGCTCTTTGAATAAACCATAAGTGAGCTTCACGTCGTTCTTACAGTACACTCCGTATTGGCGTAGCTCATGGTCGCGAAAGTCTTCTATGCGTTTACCTTTAGCATCCAAGACTTCTGTGCCTTTTTCTCCTAGTTTGTAACGTTCAGCCAAAGCTTTAAGTGAACCCCCGGCATCCACTCCGTGTATAGATCTCGCCATACACAGGGTGTCCAGGTATTTCATCGGCTCTGCACCAAACTTCCATTTAAGAATAGCGCCATCAAACAAAGTGTTGTGACACAATAACATTGCATCGGCCCATGCGATGTCAGCTATAGCTTTTGCTACTGCCTCTTCTCCGGCATACCATTCAGTTTTTCCGTCATCTATTTTTATTGCTACACCAATGACTTGGAACCGCTCATCATTGATGTACTCTTCAGTTGTCATTCGAGATAGACTAAATCCCACATCGTAAAATGTTTCAAAGTCAATCGTTACTAGATTCAAGTTGTCCCTTTCGCTTTAAATTCTTCATCAATTTCTTTAATTCTGTTGTACTCACTCATATATTTTTTATCGGTAATACATGTATTACAAATAGGAAGGATGTCCTCAAGATACTCGTGATTTAAATTCTTCTCTTTACATATCTTTTCTAAATCCCATTTTATATTTTTCTTCGGCATTATGACATCACAACACCAACAAACACCATGAGTTACAAGGTGTTCTACTTCAGGGTTTTCCCAATTAAACAAATCATAGCCTGAAAAATCATCATATTTTTTACCATCCACATATGAATAATCTAAACTGTCATATATGACAATATCTGTGTTGTCATATGTATCTTTCTTTCTTTCTTGAAATTGATAATAATACAACCCCCTGTCGGTATCTATTTCTTTCTTTAGGTCTTCTTCAGTAATACTATCAATTATTTTATTTAATTCTTTTTTTGTTTCTTGTAAAGCTTCTGTTAAGTTTTCTGCTCTTACCGTCATTAATTCTTTATTTAAATCAATCCATATATCATAAACTTTTTCCATTATTTTTCCTCTCTTTTATACAAAACCCTTTAATATTATAGACGCCCATGTCTGATTCTATTGAGCAATACCACTTGCCCCCGTGGTTAATCTTTGCGTCCTTACCACACCCGCAACAAACCGCGGGGCCAACTCTATTATCTTCTTTAATAATTGTCATAGCTTACTCGCATAATATTCATGTTCATTACGGCATATAGGAGAACACCATCTTCTCTTGTCACTCAAAGCTTTATCACACCAAATGCATCTACCTGTATCATTATCAGGAACTTCGGTCTTGACATTAGACAGTGTTGCATCTAACTGTCTTTGAACCTCGTCATTAGCGTCATCTATTTCGTCACTCATATCATATGTCCCTTGCTCCATGGACTTTTTTTGATTCTTTGTTTTGCAGTGATAGGTTTTGGTAGTTTAACACCCCATTTATTTAAGGTAAATTCTGAAACACCGGCATATTCTGCTACTCTACTTCTCGGTGCGTCAGGTTTTCTTTCCATATAATCTAATGCGCGTTTAATGGCACTTTCTTTTTGCTCTTCCCTTTCTCGCTTCTTTCTAGCAATTTCCTCAACTTGAAATCTACTCATTTATGTCCTCTCTCTCCATCCTACGTTTAGCGTACCATATCATTTTACTCAGGTCTTGCTCTAGGTTTCCCTTACCTTTACAACGTAAAAGATATTTACCGCACTGCCATAGTAGCGGGTCGTCTTTAAAAAACTCTTCGAGTATATCTATCACCTCATACTTGGTACTCGTATAATGAGGCGGTTGATTCACCATATCTACATCTTCTGCGTTCATCTTTTAGGCACTCCTGTTTTAGTTACCGTATACCCACTATGCTCTAACACAGGTATTATGCTTTGTTTTAATACCCTTACCATTCTCGCTTCCATGCGTATTCTTGAAGCCTCTTTCGGTATTGGGTATAAAACCGTGTACCCCTCCTCCCTTAACATATCTATTACTTGTTCTTTAGTTTGCATGCGTGTAAGTTCTTTCTTTGCTTTATTATTTTCTGCATTCATGTTTTATCCTTCATGTTAAATATTTGTTTGCCAGTAACGTAGTACTCTAACATCTCAATATTCGTCTCGTCAATGATTAGTGCGATTCCTTGTTGCATACTTATCTCCCGTAAGTGTTTCTGTTGTAGGGCCGTTGCTTTGTTTCCATTGGCTTTACACTCAATGCCAATGAACGTGCCTTTGTAACATGCAACGATGTCAGGTACACCACTTGCCCCATATCCTCCTGTTGAGGCATAAAAGTAGTACGCACCAAGTTCCTTAAGCTTGGCACATACTTTTTGTTTTACTTTCTTTTCGGGTGTTGCCACTATAATTCTAGTGGCGGAAGTTCGTCAGCTGATGGAGACTCATAGCCCACCATATCGGGTAGGTGTGAACCATCCAATGTAAGTGGGGGTAGGTCGTCAACTGTTGGGTTGTTATATCCCGCAATTTCAGGAAGAACTGTTTCGTCTCCAAGATTTATAAGGTCGATCTCGGCGTCTTTTGATGCCAGTGACCTAGCCTCTGATTCTGTGATAGTTTCAACTATGACTACCGCGGGTGTTGACGCGGGTGCGGGTGTAGGTACATCTTGTTTTGATACATACACAAGCCCTCCAATTGCTACGATAACTGCTAATGCTATTGCGTTTTTCTTTGTTACTTGGTTCATTCGCTCTCTCCATTTAATTAAAATACTGCTCTCTCTGTTACACATCACAATTTCCGTTCGGACATCCATGAGACAGAATCTCGTCTGCAATGTCCTCTGATATTTGCTGATGTTCGTGTTGCTTTATTTCGGTTTCAAGATGTTCTACAAACTTCTCATCTTTCATTATTACTGATAGCTCTTCGATGATTCGATTAGCCTCTTCTCGGTCTTCACTGCCTATGCTATGTTTATCAAGTAAGGCAACGAAGTCCATGAGTAGTCTACGAACTTTGATAAAAATATGGTGTGCCATTAGCCCTCTCCGACTTTGATTGGAGTATCAGTATTATCTACAACTTCTATCATGTCAAGTTCTTTCGTTTCTTTTAGCCAATCCTTAAAGTCTTTGAATGAACGCTCAGCCGACACTTGGTTGTGCCATATGAGTTCTAGTATGCCACTCATACCCCCAATGATTCCCAGTAGTTCATGTCGTTCGGCTTTCCAAATATCTTGGTCTGCCCCAAAGTAGTCATAAATGTCTTGCTCTACATAATCAATCTTTTCTTTAGGCATTACTCTTCTCCCTCGGGGCTAAAGTCTATGACTATGCCCTCTATATATTTAACTCGATAATGGTCTCGATTATATTCAAGCCCATCTTCCTTTGCCTCTTCTAGATATTCATCTAGCATATCGAACGCCTCTTCTTGAGTGTTGCATTCCGCACCCTCCCAAGCTGACATCCATTTGTCTCCTCCTCGATCGAAAGATTTTTTCATTTGCACGTGGTACATTATGTGTTCCCCCTGTATTGATAGCCTTCTTCATCTATAGCCTCTTGTTCCTCTCTCTCCTCCTGTCTTTCTGCTCGAATGTCAGCATCCATTACTTCCCATGTGCGGTCTTCGGTAGCAATTCTTTTTGCTTGGGTTGTACTTACTGCCATGATGTCCATCGGTATACAATACTGCGTGACATACACTCGATAGTGTTTTAGTTTTAGTTTACTCATTGTTGTATCTCCTTTAATAAAATTTCCAAATCATCTTCGTCCATATTCCATAATAGCTCGGCTCTATCAGAATAAATAAATGATGTTTTAATTCTCATCACCTTATCTATTAATTTTTCTTTTTTTGTTTCAGGTATGTATTTATATTTCATCTTCACACTCCTCTATTTGTTCTACTGTCATAGCGCACCTCCGTATTCATCGTACATAGGTTCTTCTTGCATAGCCTCGTAGACCTCCTCGTAAAATTTTTGAATCTCATTCTCCGATAACTTATAGTCTTGCTCGTATCCATCGTCATCCGAGTATGTTGCTATTGGGTATATCGCGGGGAAACTCCCCCCGTCATCATGTTCAACGTCATACAGAATATCTATCTGAACTTCTACTTCGTCTAGGGCTTTGTTGAATACCCACGCTGACCCATCCCAGTTGTTTGTGTACCATCTTTTAGTCATTGTCATTCTCCTTGTAAACTTGGGATATCCAAAATTCTAGGACTCCCCAATTGATTCCTACATTAGCGTCATGATTATCAAGAGCTAACTCTAAAACTTCCATAGCTTGTTCATCTGTTACTTTTGGTTCTAATGATTGAACGTCTTCTATGTTCCATGTTACTGAAATTGACCCGTCTTTATTTTGTTTCATTATCGTTCTCCTCTCTCAAATTCGCTCATGTCATCATCCTCTAAAGGTTCTTTGTTAAACTTCACAATTACATGGTCAGGCTTGGTTTCAATAAACTCCCAGTTACTATGCCCGAATGTATTTTGGCAGTACTCGTCCAGTGAATCAGTATTAAACTCCATCATGCGTTCTCCTCTACTATCATGTCAATGTGTATGTTCCCGTCCTCTACTTGACCAATTATCCACTTTGTTACTTCTTTACTAGTGGCATTCTCTAATAGTGTTTTGGTTTCTTCTGATTGGTCGCTTACACTCGTTAGGTCTACTATGTATTTCTTATCCATGTTCACTCTCCTAGTTTGCGTTGGTTGAATTTAATTACTGTTCGGGTGTAGTCGTCAGAGATGTTCATCTTGTCCTCATACTCCTTGAACCCCATTTCAAATAGAATCTCTGATTCACATAGGTCGTGGTTGTTGTCTAGTTTCTGCAAGGTAGCGTACTCGGTCTTCAAGTGTTGCTCGGAAAACTCCATATCGATGTACCCTCCGTCTGCCTCATCTACTCCACATACTCCGTCAATGACAAAGTACATATCAGTTGAGGCAGTTATCCCATCAAACAGTGGGGCGAGTAGTTTGTGTTGCTCGACAGGAACTAGGTTATAGTCTCCGTCGATTGCCAATGTGACCCACTTGTGTTCGGTGGTTACATAGGCGTACTCGGTTTTACCCTCTCGATCCCGACTAAATAGTTCAAAGTCCCAAGCCGACCATTTGTAGGGTCTGATTTGTATCTCTTTGTCCATTATGCTTTCCCCTCGGTTATATAATCTTCTATTAATTCACTTGGCAAATGCCTCTCCCACTTCCTTGTTTTCATAAATGTTTCAACTATGCAATCTCTGCCCAAGTATCGGTTACCCATGAGTTCGGTCTTGACTAGCTCATCAAAGTCGAACTCCCCTTTCTCGTCCTCTTCTTCAGGATTCCAATCACTATACTCGGACGTCTCCATGACCTCTCCGTCAATCGCTAGGCTGAACCATACATAGTCATCCATGTTCTGCTCGGCAAATATCTCCACTTTGACAAGATGGTTGTCTATCCATAGGTCGTAATTTTTATAGTGGAGGTAGGTATTGAGTTGGGGATACCCCTCTATTTGTTTGGGGCTGATAGCCAACTCATTCTTCGGTCTTTGTGATAGTTCATCATAGTCCTCGACAATCTCAACTGACTCTCCCATCTCACACTTTTCTGCTGAAAAATCATTGGGTACTGTTGCAATCATGTAGTCCATGCGATTGACAACGGCATACCCCGCAACAAAGTATTCATCACTGCCCTCGGAACAGACTGTCCAAATATATCGCCAAGCATTGTCTCCGTGTTCTTCCTCAACATCTATCTTGCGACTGTCTTGAGCCGAGAATAATTGTGAGCCGTTCTCATCTGTTTCAAATTGATACTTATCTTCAAACTGTTTCCATGTCATTCTAATCATTATGATTCTCCTTGTAGTCGTTTTTGGATTTCAGTTTCTATCACCTCATCTTGCTCTTCAGTAAAAAGTTTATCGCCTAGCCATAAATCATAGAGTACTTCTTTTTTAATTCGCTCTTCTGTCATATTCGTTAGCTCTTTGACAACTTCTTTAATTTCCTCTTCTGTTATATTCATTTGAATCTCCTTTTTAATTAAGTCCGTCATCGTAATCGTCTTCGGGGTAATATGGGTGTGATTCTTGGTCATACTTCGCCTCACACTCATGACATGCGACAGGTTTTCCGTACCACCCTGTCGAGCCACATTTGGTTTTTGGTGTAGTTTCCGATGGTCTGCCCGACCAAGTGAGGTGGGGGCAATTCCCCCTTGATTTATTAATATCTCTCATTGGGTTCATTTGAATCTCCTTGTAGTCTTAATAATGCAAGTTTGTAATCAGTGCCTGACATGCGTCCGCCTACTATCTCCCATGCCTTTTCTCCCTCATATGAGGTGGAAGTCCACCCCATTATTTCGTCAAGTTCGTCTGTCATATTCATTATGAATCTCCTTAATATCCGTGTGTAAATAGTTGTTCAGCAGAATCTTCTTCTTCCTGAAAACAACCCTCGAACCAAGAAAGTAAGAAAGTATCAAGAATTTCTGAAACTGATTGCCCTTTAAATTCAGGATAAGTGCCATCTTTTTCAAAGACATTAGCCATAAAATCTGGCATAGCAAAATCATTGTTAAGTAAATAGTTCATGTGTTTTCTGTGCCAAACAGGGTCGCTTGATGTTTCAAGCAACTCTTCTCGGTCTCTAGCCAAGATTTTTAAAAGAGTAGGGATAACTTTTGTTTCCATTTTTTGTACGTCAGTCATTTTTAGTTCCTCGTGTGGTTAAAAATTAGTAAAGCTACATAAAACATTACGCGACTATTTCAGACATGTCAACTAATACTTTAATTATTATTGGAACAGATTGGAACAGATTGGAACACGATTATTGGAACAGGTCTTGATACTTGTAAAATTTAAGTTGTCATATTGGGTGTGTGTGCGACTTTCTAGT